AATCCTTCTGCAAAAAAAGACCCGCCTTCTGCAATTGGAACTCATCCGGCATCTTATCTTGCTTGGCACTATTGCATCGCTTGCAAGCTGCGACTAGATTCTCAAGATCATCGCTGCCACCCTTGGCTACTGGAATGATGTGATCGACTGTATTCGCATCCATGCCGCACCAATAACATTCCCACAAATCTCTTTGAAGGATACGCAACCTAATCTTTTTCCAATGAGAACTGTTGGACTTACGCTGTGAATGTAGCGTCATTTAATAATGCCCATTCCTCACATGGAATCTCCATGCATTACACATTGATTTATAACGCTTTGTTATATATGTAATCGTACTATCAATCTGACGATAAGGATCTAGATTTCTGTAATGCTTGGATCTCATCTGTCCCAATCCGTAATGTGATCCGTTTACAGCTGTTGGATTCCATCTGGATTCTTTATAGATAATCCTTGAGAAACATTGATATTGCTCATAATTAATAATCCTTGAATGAGCATATAACTTGTAATGATCGATGTTAGAAGCTTGTGCGGGTTGCATCGTTAATGCAAGAGAGCCTACCGCTAGGCATAGGACTGGCCTCAACCGTCTTACTCTGCTCGAGCGAACCCGCCACAGCGGCTCTCGCGAGAGCGCGAACGGTAGCACGGCTGTCAAGTGTTGCGTAAATAGGCGTGTCGCTGAGCGTGAAATTGATGATTTGTTGCGTAATTCATGCCCTGTGGATAACTTCTGTGGATAACTTTTCAATCTTTTCCCCATCCTTTACCTTTGAAATGAATTGGGTTTGCTGTCCATATTCGAGACATTGGAATCGTGCAACCATCGCAATATGGCGCTCGATCTAGCTTGTCGGTCATTGACCGTTTGATGGTTTTAGTTTTACCGCAGACTTCGCACCGGTAATCGTATTCAGCCACTATTCGTCCGCTTCGTATTCGTGCATGGATAACCAGTCAAGATATGACACTATCAATTTCCACATCCTTTATTGCCATCGTACCGCAGCTCAGGCATTGGACAAATCGAGCTTTATCGCCTAGTGGCAACTCATCCTTCATTGAAGCGTGATGGGTGACCTTCTGTTCGATCTTGCATAGGTAAAGTGTTTTCTCCATGGCTTGATCTCCTTAAATTTTCAATTGGATGTAAGTTATATTGATCGACCCAATAAGTCGGTTGGTCGCGTCTGCGCCATTTCTTATTTTTGGCTGCAAATATCGGAATCCAGCCTTTTAATGTGTATACGGGACTTTTGCCCGTGACGAGAATTGCGATATCCGTATTTCTGTCCGTGTCGTAGATGATGAGCGAACCTGCGTCATATTTTGTCCATTTGACTTCGATGATGGATCCAACGTCTGCCGTACGCTTGAATCTGGATTTTCTTGGATCAAAGTCAGCAATTCCAAAATACTTTGCAACAGCAATTTCAGCTCCGATTGATTCGGCGACTTCGCAGATGTAATCGTGGAAATCAAGGCTTTTATTGTATCGACTTTTGTGATCCGGTTGTCCATCGATTTCCTCTACTCTCTCAAGAGCGACCCGAGCCGCTTCCCATTCATCCTCATGGCTGATTTTTATTTTCATCGGCAAGCCTGACACATCCAAAGCAAATTCACGCCCATTCGGGTTGTATAAGTGCCACCAGTTGTCTTTTGCCACTTTTCACAACCATCACACCATTCGATCGGAATGTCATCGTTTTCATTGATTACTGTTCCATCAACTTCAATGAATAATTTGCGTCCGTCAGGCATTTCCATGTGTAAGCCGCTCATAGTCGTACTCTCCACTTTCCATCGCTTTCAAGGCGATACCAGATAGCCGAGCATTGTTGTTTCTTGTCGCGCTCGCTGCATACATATCCACGGTAAGGATTTCCATTCTTTTCGCCTTGCTTGAGGATCATGTGACCGTGGGCACACAAAGGCGATTCCTCGATGACTTCGGTTCCAATTTGCTCTTTGACGATTTCCACAGCTTGCGCAGCTGTAGTAAATCCTTGCTCAATGAATGGTTTATTCCATGGATCCTCATCGACAAATGTTTTTGGCATTGTTTCGAGCTGCTCCATGTTTTCCCGTGTGGGTTTTTCATCGGATCCGAGTACCACCGATGCAGCTCTACCGATGGCGCTGGATACTGTGTCCTCAACGTACCAACGTTTCATTTGCGGGTTGTAAGCGCCAACCATGCCATGTGCGTAATCGATTGCGGCTGGCTTTTCATCCTCATACTTGCGATAAATCCTGCACTCGATGAGAATGTAGCCTTTTTCTGGCGACCAATCGATGATGAATGTTTCAATGCGATTTGTTGGGTAAGTAGCGTGTAGCCGCTGGACTTTCTGATTGACGGTTTCGTAGTTGTCCAAAAATCCCATTAGCGGTTCACCGCCTTATTGATAGCTGAGCCACGACGATACCCGATGGCTTTGCCTTCTTTGTAACCGTCTGAACGGCCGACGTAATAGCCGCAATAAAGCATGAATATATGGGTGACAACAAGGATAATTTGTAAGACTGTCATTTTTGCTCCCGATCAGGGAGATACTGTGCTTCTCTCCCTAGAAATAGGGTGAACCATGAATCCGACATTTGCAAATACCACGCTCAAATTGCGGCGTGTCGCTAACCGTAAACCTTACCTTCAACAATAAATGAGCCATCACGTTCAATTGGAATAAGCTGTGGTGCTACCCTTGACCCATGAATCCGTAATATTCCGAATCCTTGAGTCCAGTTGGCTGTTCCTTTTGTGTATTTTGCCTCGGCAAAATTCATCAGATTGCCCACTTCCATTCCGTAAAGCGTACGACCTATTTTGTATCCGCTGGATTCTGTGAACGTCATCAAGCCCAATCGATGCGTATGGCCTTGGACAACGGATTTTCCATGGAGTCGCGCAGCTCTCATCGCGCTTGCTCCCGCGGTTGGCAACGTACCCTGCTCATCGCCGTGAATAGCGATCCAGTTCGTTCCAGCGATTTCGTAAGGTTTGCGATGGAATTTGATTCCCATTTCATCAAGGCGCATAAATCGTTCAAATTGCAATTCTTGTAATTCACGCAACGCTGGCAATCTCATCGCCAGAGAATTAAATAATCGATCTGTGTGATTGGATCGCACCATATTCGCCACCGGTACCGATCCAGTCAATTCCCATAATATGTCCACGCAAGTATCTCGATCATCGCCAATGGTTGTCTCATATTCCTCAGCTGTACCGCGGCTCCAACGACTTATTGTATTGAAATCAATTTCATCGCCAATCAAAATTACTTCATCGGGCTTGAAATGACGAATGAATTTAGACAGGTTACGTATTGCTTTTGGGTCATGAAATGGAACCTGCATATCCGAAACCACGACCACTTTTCTCATCAGTCGTCGTCCTCGAGTTCATCCGGATCTATGCTGCCAATTTTTTCTATTGGCTTGGCTGGTAAAATCCAATCTGGATAAGCTTCTTTGTCCATAATTAAACCAAGGGCGATATCGGTATGAAATCCGGCACGTCGTAGCGCACGATACATTTCGTGCAAACTAATTGCCCAAGCGTCGAGTGCATTATAAGTATCTAGATCGATAATCTTTCGTTTGCCAGCCATAGCATAAGTCTAGAATCTAGTCAATCAATTTTTGGTATAACGCGTCTAAGCGCGCTTCAATCCGATTCACTTGATCTTTTAAGCTTGAACCGCCATTGGGTTGTAGTTCCCGCATGATTGAACGTACGACAAGCTTCATTACAGAATAGACGGCGGCGATTACCGTAAAGGCACCGGTAATCACCACCGCCCATGCGTCCGGAGTCACTTCCCCTTGATCCCGAAACTGGCGTCATCTGGATTGAGCCAACGCAAGATTACAGGCAATACGGCAGCTGCGCCAGCGCCCAAAATTGCTTTTGGATCCGTGACGCCCGCGAGATAAACGGCGATGCAAGATGCAAGGAATGAACGTCCCCACGATGCGGCCATTTCTTTAAATGATTTCATTTTTTACCCTTTCGTGCTTTTTTGGCTGGCATTGGTGCTACTTCGATGACTGGATATTCGCCTTTATATGGAATATATTTTGGACGTCCATATCCAACAATTTCTTTATCCGTGCGAACCTTGAGCAAGACCATTCCGCCGTTGCGTTGATCTCCGCCCCGCGAAGTATTGCCTTCGACGGTTAAAACATTGGATCCATCAAATCCCACAACAATTCCAACATGGCTAATTCGATCCACACCGTCATGTGGGAAATCCATAAACGCAAAATCACCGCGTTCAGGCTTTTCATGCCAGCGTGAGATTTCCTTAAATTTATGTGCGCCTAGGGCTGTACCAACAACGCTGTGAACCTTGACGCCAGCTTGAGCCAATACCCAATTACAAAATGATCCACACCAAGGCAAACCATCGGCCTTCATGAATTTGCCATATTTCGTAATGTTCTCAGGTTCCTCGATTGTTCCTTGCTCTTTTAAAGCAATATCAATCGCCAAAGCTGCCGTGCCGATTGGATATGTCATCCTTGATGGGCAATCACTACTGATCGGGCTTTGACTTCATCTTTTTTCGCGATGTTAAGCCATAAGATTCCATTGTCGTCAACGGTTACGGCATCTTTGTCATCGCCTATGGCGACATTTTGCGCTCTTAATTCATCACGCAATTTGGCTCCATCAAGATTTTCAGGTTTGGTAAATTCAATCATTTATTAGGCTCCTAACCATTGGCATTGAAAAACTTCACCAGCATATTGCGCTACAGTTAAATTTGCGCCCGAAGTTTGATAAATTCGATAATCTACATAATCTCCAACAGCCAAATCCATAATCACCGAAAGATTTATTGTTGGATAGGTTGATGCTCCCGGAGTTGATTCAGTTTGTGCAAAAATTGTTCCATTTTTGTATACAGCTGCTGAGCGCCGACCAGTTGCACCAAGAGGATCACATGAAATCGCTCCGATGATTAAATATTTTCCCGCTTTTCCGCTAGGAATAGTAATTCGTCCCGTATTTGTAGAAGTGCTGTGATAACCATCTGTATCAAAATACTCAGAATTCCAAGTGACAACTGTCGCTGTAGCATTTGGAATAGTTACACCAGCGGTACTATAAACCGAACATCCAACAAAAGTTGGTGTTGAACTTGCTGTCGCCCATTTCATTCCGGTAGAAGCTGTTGAATCAGCTGTTAAGACTTGTCCATTTGTACCAACAGCCAAACGGTCAAAAGCATCTGCACCAGTACCAGCAATCAAATCTCCTTTTGCATCAATTGCCGTTGCCATTGAATTTGTGATTGTGACGGTGCCAGAAGTTCCACCGCCGGAAATACCTGTACCAGCTGTGACGCCTGAAATATCTCCTGCGTCTGTAACCCAAGTAAAATCCATGTCTGTATTTGAATTTTTGGATAAAACTTGTCCCGTAGTACCGCCCTTGAGTTTAACCATTGAAGTATCAATGTTGGATCCAAGTGTCGCAATTGCTGTTGCGCCGTCTTTTACTAAATCCGTCGATTGCGGAATTGTCCAACCAAAATTTGTGGTCGTCGTTGCCATATTGTCTCCTTAGTTCACAATAAACGCTTTATCCCAGATAAGTGTATTTGATAGTGTATTCCACGCCTCGCTGACACTCACATCTGACCACTTCATGGCTTGAAGTGAAAACTCAATTGGCGATAGGTACATTGACAAAGTCAAGGAATTGACGCCAGCCTGAAATTGCCATCCTTCAACAAAACCTTGGAAACGCTCGCCCATATTTGACGGCAAATCGTTGATAGTAACTGGCATACCCATGAAAACGTTAAGCATATTATTGCGATCGGAATTGTCGATTTCTGGTGACCCGAGTGGAAATGAGATTTGATTGAAATTTGCCCGCGGCCAAGCTCTCAAAGTAAGGTAGAAATTGGCCTGTGAAGTCGCATCAGCTGCATTTTCTAAACTGGTCGCGATTGATTGAGCCAAAGTCCCATATTCAGCAATTGAATTTGTATCCGACGCCGAAACTTGAGCGTTGGCTTTATATGACAAAGTAATGTTATTTCTGACGTCTCCAGCCCTAAGAGCCGTCTCCAGCCCGCCAGCAAAAGCATCATTGGCCGAAAGATCCACATAACCATTTGCTGCCAAATAAGTGGATCGATGAGTGCTGTCCGCATAGCTGATTTGACCCGAAGCATTTTCATATAAATATCCAAGGCCTGATGTAGCCAAGGCCGCTACCAAGGAATAAACATCGGTCGTTGAAGCTGATCTAGCCGTAAGTTCGTAATTTCCCGGCCGATCAATTTCCCCTAATCCACTATTTTCAGCATTTGCCCATGTAACCGTTGGATCATAATTTGCCCAAGATAAAGCAGACGGAACCTGATTCCATCGTCCAAATAAGATCGGCTCTAAAATAGAATAAATTTGAGTACCGTCAAAAGCTTTAGTCAAGACTCCATTTGTAAGTACCTTAGGAAGCCTTGCAAGCGCCCCTACGGCCACAATCTGAACGGTTTGAGTCATTCCTATAGACCCACCAGATTGAACGCCTACGATGACGTCTGTGATGGATCCACCAAATAAGGCTACATTGACGCCACTTGTATTTTTGACATAAACAGTCACGGATGAGTTGACTCCCACTGGAATGAAAGAATCATCAAAATTGATTAGCGTAAGATTGCAATATCCCGCGACCGCTTGGCTGTAAATATCCGTACGACCGGACGCAATCGTCAAATTAGCTAGGGTGACGTCTTTGTATTCGACATTGTCGATTTTGACGCTCCAAATTGGCGACCAAATACTCATGCGAAAGTGAACCTGTTCGCGCCTAGTGTTCCCCGAGCATTTGAGCGATTGAGAATGTCTACAATCGCTCGGGCTGTACCTTCAGGATCGATTGCTCCATTGACCGTGACATTGATTGTGCTACCAGCTCCATTTGGGACGATTGTTCCATTGGTACGTGGGACAAACATTTCAGCTCCATTTTCACCCACGACATAAGATTTTCCAGCTGTGACAGATCCACCAGCTGCGCG